TAATAAAGAGACAGAACAGACAAAAAAGAAATTGGAAAAGAACAGCAAAAAACAAAAAATTTGCGAATACTGCGGTAAAAAATTCCAATCCAAAGTTGCAAGTAACACTTGTAGTGATTACTGCCGACACAAACAAGCGCAGATCAGAAACGCAAGGGCGCGGATTAATCGGGGCGAGAAAACAAATCTTGACACGCTGTTGAAAGAAAGAGACGAGTATAGAAACAAAGTAAGCAATAATAAAGGAGGTACGCGGATGAATGTAAAAAACAAATATGGGAAAGAAATTGATTTTGACGAAGCGCTAAAATCAATGGATGCAGATTTAAGAGAAAGCGTGGCGTATGAATTGAGCCTTTCGTCTGATCAAGAATTTTTTGACAAGTACGCCGAGGCACATAAAAAAAAATTCGGGACCACTTGGGAACCAGATCGAGAATAAAAAGAGTGTAAACAAAGGCACTTCTCACTATGGTATAATTATACTAGATAATAACCATAGTCGGGAGGTGTCTTTTTTGATTAATAACAAACTAAAGAATTGCTGTAACGATTGCGTGTACTGCGAGATCGTGACGGAGACAAAGAGAAGAGCTATCCAAGAGGATAAGACGGAAGTGGTACTTGTAAATATAAAGTGTAGTCATATGTGTGTATGTGGCAGGTACAAGAACGAGGTGCAGGATGGAAGATAGAAGTATATGCTGTGCTGAATGTATGTATCTACTAGGAAGTGATACAAAGAACTACTATATGTGTAACGTAGGCAAGTATGACAGAATATACAACGCATATCTATGCACATGCGACAAATATAAAAGCAGGAATCCAAGCACAAAAGAATATAAGAAATAAATAACAGATCGTTAGAGGTGGTAAATTTCGTTGCAACCACGCACCCTATAGGTTAAAAGAGATGCAAGAGATGTGACGCTTGCCTAACGGTCTGTTTAAATATATATAAACCAAGAAAGGATGTGAGAAGATGAATCTAAATAGAATTATGAGAAAACTACAAAGAGCAATAGTATCAAACGGATTTGTAATAAGCTTAGACACAACACAATTCTATTCAGAGGACCAGAAACGAATGATAACAATGTACATCCTGTCTATAAAAGCATATGAGAATACAAGAAAAGGTTGGAGAGATACAAAGTACGAGATACTAAGGACAGCATCACAAGTGGACATAATTAAATGCTTGTCTGACATATGGGCAAGTATACGAGAAAGGAATGGGCAAATAAATGCGGAATGAACTTACACAGAAGCAAAGAACATTTGCCCATGCTTGGATTAAAAACGGTGGGAATGATTATCAAGCCGCTATCGAAGCGGGATACTCCCCCGCAACAGCGAAGAACGCAAAAAAGAACATCATTGAAAAGCATGGAGTGAAAGAATATATAGCAGAACTACAAGCCAAAACAGATAAAGAAAATGGCTATGATATTATGAGTCTTGCAGACATACAGCGAAGACGGTCAATGATCGCCACTGGTGCGTTGCAAGATTCTTTTGGATTTACTCCAGACTTCCCAGATCAATTAAAAGCCATGAACGACTTAGAAAAGGCTTTAACGGTGCAGGCAAAGGAAGAGGAAGAGAAGAAAGCAAGAGAAGAAGCATTAAAGAATAAGACATATCACATGGACCTTGATATAATCCCCGATGTGTTCCATCCGATGATTCGAGATGTACGAAACCATAGGCATACGGAATATGTATTGCCGGGAGGACGTGGTTCTGGTAAATCCTCAACGATCCCGAATATTATCACAGAACTAATGAGAAACAACAATGACATTCATTGTCTCGTTGTAAGAAAAGTATATAACACTGTAAAAGATTCTGTATTTGCTAAAACCAAATGGGCAATAACAAAACAGGAGTTCTCGGAAAAAGATTATAAATATACAAGTTCTCCGTATGAAATCACAATGAGAGACACAGGGCAAAAGATATTCTTTCGTGGTGCTGATGATAAAGATAAGATTAAGTCTATAGCACCAGAGTTTGGATATATAGGAATTGTTTGGTTTGAAGAATTAGACCAGTTCGCAGGACCAGAAGAGATACGAAATATAGAGCAGTCCGCTATTCGTGGTGGAGATTTAGCATGGATATTTAAGAGCTTTAACCCGCCGAAGAGTGCTAATAACTGGGCAAATCAGTATTTGCAAGAGCCAAAGGAAAACAGGCTCATTACAAGAAGTACATATCTGGACGTGCCGAAAGAGTGGCTAGGACAGCCGTTTATTGACGAAGCGGAGCACCTAAAAGAAATTAGACCAGAAGCATATGAACATGAATACATGGGCATTGCTAACGGTAACGGTGGGGCAGTATTTGAGTATGTAGAAGTAAGAGAAATTACAGACGAAGAAATAGCACAGATGGACCGCATATATCAAGGTGTCGACTGGGGTTGGTATCCGGATAAGTACGCATTTACAAGGACCTACTACGATGTGGCACGAGAAACAATCTATTTTATAGACGAACATTGTGTAAATAAGCGGTCAAACGAGCAAACAGCCGATTGGATAAAGAAAAAAGGCTATAACGATTATGCGATCGTTTGTGATAGTGCAGAGCCTAAATCTGTAGAGGACTATAGAAACTTAGGTCTTGTGGCACAGGCAGCAGTTAAAGGTCCAGGGTCAGTTGAATACGGCATGAAATGGCTACAACGTAGGAAGATTGTAATTGACCCGAGGAGAACACCATACGCATACAAAGAAATTACAACGTATGAGTATGATAGAGATAAAGACGGTAACATAATAAGCGGATACCCAGACAGAGACAATCATGCTATTGATTCGTTGAGGTATGCATACAACAGAGTGATTATGAGGAGAGGAGAGAACGCATAATAATGATAAATCTAAAAGATGTAACTTGTATACAAATTGGAAATGTAATGTTAGGCATCAAGGATATAGAAAAAATATCTATCCATGATGGTGGGGTTTGGCTTACGATTAATAGCGATTTGATACAAGGAGATATAGAAACAAAAATCGGAAACGTTAAACTGATAGCGGTGGAATAAATGGGTATAATAAGCAGAATGAAAGAGATATTAAGTAACCTTTTTAGACAAAAGGCAAGAGACGAATTTAAGATTGATACTGTTACCAGTCCAGAGATGCAGAGAGCTATAGAAAAATGTGCATACATCTATAAGGGCAGTCCGTACTGGTTAGACAAGGAAGAACATATCAAGACTATCAACTTTGCAAAAGCGGTGTGTTCGGAGACAGCACGCCTTGCTACACTTGCAATAGGCATAGAGATAGATGGCAGTGCAAGAGCTAATTGGTTGCAGGAGCAGATAGACAAGGAACTGGAACAGGTACGACATCACGTAGAATATGGCTGTGCATACGGTACAGTTGTATTAAAGCCTAACGGTGCAAGTGTGGACTTGATTACACCAGAGAACTTTATTGTTACAGACGAAAGCAACGGAGAGATTCAAGGCATTGTGTTTGCGCATAGAGAAATTTCCAGTGATGGCAGGACGTATTATACAAAACTAGAATATCACAGATATATTGAGGACGTGTATCAAATTACTAACCGCTGTTACGCATCTAAGGATGCAAACGACACAGGAAAGCCAATTGACATAGACGAGACACCTTGGAGGGGAGAACTGGAAAATGTAGGACTTACAAACCTAAACGGACAACGTCTGTATGCAGTTCTTAGGACACCGCAGGCGAACAATGTAGACTTGCATTGTAGTTTAGGATTGCCTATCTTTTATGAGGCAATAGAAGAGCTAAAAGATTTAGACACTGCATACAGTAGGAACGCAACAGAGATATTCGACAGCCGAAGAATGTTGTTACTAGACTCCGACAAGCTGTTAGAGACTGGTACAAGGGTAAACAATACGCAAGATGGATTCGAGAGAAGCAAGAAGCGGTTAAGACTGCCAGAGTACGTCAAGAATGTAAATAGCTCAGACATTAAAGGATTCTATCAAGAGGTAAACCCAAGTCTCAACACGGATACACGATTGACAGGAATCAATGCCCTACTGTCACAGATTGGGTATAAGTGCGGATTCTCCAATGGATACTTTGTATTTAACGAAACGACAGGGATTCAGACAGCTACAGGCGTAGAAGCAGAACAGCAACGTACAATACAGTTTATTAAAGACGTGAGGGACAAGCTACAAATCTGCATGGATGATCTGATTGCGGCACTTAATATATTCGCAGATTTGTACCAATTAGCACCAAGAGGACTGTATGAAACCGTGTATGACTTTGGAGACATTACATACAACGAAGATGAAGATAGAGCGAGATGGTACAGTTATGTTACTTCCAACAAGATTCCATTCTGGTACTATCTAGTTAAATTTGAGGGATTCAGTGAAGAAGAAGCAAAAGCACTTGAAGAAGAAGCGCAGCCAAAAGAGCCAGACTTATTCGGTGCAAGCGGAGAGGAGTGAAAGCATGGGAAAGTACAGGATTGAAAAATACCTTGAATACCTTAATGGCGAAGATGTAAAACTGCCAGAACCATTTACAAAACAAGAAAAGCTGTTGCACAACATCTGCAAAAAAGGAGTTACGGGCAGTACAGAAACAGACAAAACATTAACGCAAGAGGGCAAGCCTGCGGATGCGGCAGTAGTTGGAAAGATGCTAGATGCGGCACTAATGGTAAAAGACCCAGAAGAATAGGCAGGTGGGATTATGTTAACACCTACCTATCTCTGGTATGTGCCAGAAAAGGCAGAGAAGCAAGCAGAAGAACTACATAACAAGATAGTATCTGTCATTATAGAGCGAATGATGATAAGGCTAGGACGTGGGGAAGATTACCTTTTTACTCCTATTGACAAGTGGCAGATGGATGTATTGCAGGATGCAGGGTATATCTTGCAAGCGGTACAGGCAGAGATAGCACAAACGACAAAGATAAGTATTGCAGAGATCGCACGCACTATGAAAGAAGCAGGAATCAAGGCTCTTGAATGGGATGATACAATCTACAAGAAAGCAGGTCTTGAACCAACACCACTCGGGAAAAGTCCTTATCTACAGAGACTGTTGCAAAGGAATTATGAAAAGACCAAGGGAGAGATGTATAACTTTACTGGCACGATGCCGAACGCCTGTCATGATAATTACATTAAGGCAGTGGATAAAGCATATACACAGACTGCAAGCGGTACGACAGGGTACACACAAGCGGTTAAAGAAGCTGTAAACGACATAATAAACAGCGGTGCAGACGTAACCTACCCTAGCGGACACAGAGACAGCATAGAAACAGCAACTACAAGAGCGGTTCGCACTGGTGTAAGTCAGATGGCAGGAGAGATCACGGATGCACGCATGGACGAGATGAACTGGGATATAATTCTCACGTCTGCACATTTAGGAGCAAGAATTGGAGACGGTGGAGACAACTTAACCAATCATTACTGGTGGCAAGGCAAGTTTTACAGCAAAAGCGGTAATGACCCAAGATTTCCGCCTTTTTCGGTCTGCGGTATGGGAAACGTGCAGGGAATCCATGGGGCAAACTGCCGGCACTCCCACGGTCCGGGGGATGGAATAAACAATCCGTTTGAGGACTACGACAGCGAAGAGAATCGCAAAGAATATGAAAAACGGAAACGACAGAGAGAGCTTGAAAGACGTATCAGAAAGACAAAACGGCAGTTAATCGGCATGAAAACGGCTGTGGATAATGCAAAGGACGAAGCCTTAAAGCACGATCTTGACATAGAGTATCAGAAAAAGGCGGCACTATTGCAGAAGCAGAACAAAGCCTACAATGATTACTGCGAAGAGAACAATCTTAAGAAGCAGAGCGAACGACTAAATACAGCAGACTGGAACAGGAGTCAAGCATCCTCAGCACGAGGTGCAGCGACACGATACAACAATGCACGAGGTAAATAATGGATACTATAAACAAAATTATGGTAGCCTGTGGGTGGATTATTACAATTGGTGGAGCTATAGGAGTATTGTACAATGCCTATAAGCATTACAAGAAGCCTACAGACGATTTGGAACAGCGAATAGAACATATAGAAACAGATATCAAAGAAATTAATCAAAAGCTCAATAGTGACTATAGTACGATCAACAAACAGCAAGACGATATGAACTTAGTCATGAAGAGTATGTTTAATTTGATTGAGAATAAGATTACTGGAAACAACATTGAGGGTCTAAAAAAAACCAGAGACGATCTGATAAATGCACTGACAACACACGACAAACAGTGAGGTGTTTGCTTTTGAAAGTATATGATTTTACCGTACCCGAACTAAATATGTTCCGTACGTATTGCAACTTCACAGATGTTGAAAGAACATTGTTCGAGTATCGGGCAAAGAATATACCACTAGAGAAATGTGCAGAGCTTATGAACGTAAGTCTGTCTACAGCAAAGAGAATCAGCAGGAAAGTTAATAACAAGATTATTAGAGTATGTTAGGAGAAGAAAATGGGAAGTAGAGAATTTTTAGCAGTATGCAAAGCCAAGATTGCAGATTATGTGAATGATCATATTGATAAGACAGATCAGAAACATCTTACGATCAACGATATATACGTTGTCTGGTATGCTAAGACATTACAGAATCATAAAGCACTGTTAAGCACGACATTATCCGATGGAATGTATTATGAAATGACATTTAACGGAGATAAGAGGGAGCTATACATGGATGCTTATAAGAAGTGGGAAAATGTCAAATTTGATATGTAATGGACAATGAAAAAAAGAGGGGATTGAAAAGGTAAAAATCCATGATACAATATAAATGTAACAAGTAATAAGTTGTTGAATAAATTATTATAAGATTTCATTTTTAGTTTTAAATGAGAGTGGTTTGTTTCGGAGATACTTTTTCATGTTATAATACTTTAATCCTTTCTTTATTGTTTTGTTATGTATATAGT